GGACAATATGGATTTGAGTTATGAAAAAGAATAGAAAACATTTTTTAGATGAGGCAGAGAAACTAATCAATGGTCCGAGAGCCAAAGAGTATGGGCCTGCTAAATTTAATCATGAAAGAATAGCCAAGATATGGTCTGTTATATTGGCAAGAGAAGTTACGGCACAAGAAGTTGTGGCTTGTATGGTTGGTGTAAAACTAGCTAGACTAGCAGAAACGATAGAACACGATGATAGCTGGATCGATATTATCGGGTACGCTGCGTTAGGTGGAGAAATTATTAATGACAAGTGACCAATACCACTTATTGGAACAAGACATAAAAGATGTGGCATGGGGTAATGTCGATTCAGATTGGACACCACCCGAAGCTATACCCGATCTATCACAGTATGACACGATAGCTATTGATCTGGAGACAAGAGATGAGAATCTTTTAAAACTAGGACCTGGATGGACTAGAAAAGATGGACATATAATAGGTATTGCAGTAGCAGCTGGAGAAAGTTCTTGGTATTTCCCGGTTGCACATACTGTGGGTAACATGCCCAAGAACGCAGTATATAAATGGCTTACTAAATTATGTAGTGATACTACAAAAACTTTCGTGTTCCACAATGCCTTGTACGATTTAGGTTGGTTACGAGCCGAGGGTATAGAAGTTAAAGGCAAGATAAGAGATACAATGGTAGCAGCGCCATTGTTAAATGAGAACAGAAGGTATTACAATCTTAACTCTTTGGCAGGCGATTATCTAAAGACATACAAAGACGAGAAGATGTTAAGAAGTGCAGCAGAAGAATTTGGTGTAGATCCAAAGTCTGGTATGTGGAAGTTGCCACCTCGTTATGTTGGTGCATATGCAGAACATGATGCAGTTATAACTTTGAAACTTTGGGATTACTTGCGAAAAGAAATAACCAAAGAAGAGTGTACGGGTATCTTTAATTTAGAAACAAGACTTACACCATTGCTTTTGGATATGAAAACAAATGGTGTACGAGTGGATTTACGAAGAGCCGAGCAAGTTAAGAAAGAGTTAGTGACGTTAGAGAAATCACTTGTAGAGGAGATAGTCAAAGAGACTGGAGTCACGGTTGAACCTTGGGTCGCTACATCTGTAGCAAAGGTCTTTGATGCTATGGGACTTGCGTATTCTCGCACAGAAAAGTCCGGGGCCCCCGCGTTTACAAAACAGTTTCTTGCAAATCATCATCATCCTATTGCGAAGAAAATTATAAAGATAAGAGAGATTAATAAAGCCAACACGACTTTTATTGATACAATTCTTGAACATTCTCATGATGGTAGAATACATTGTGAATTTCATCCTTTACGTTCTGACGGTGGTGGTACTGTCACTGGACGTTTTAGTTCTTCTAATCCTAATTTACAACAAATACCAGCAAGAGATCCATATATAAAAAAATTAATTAGAGGTTTATTTATACCAGAGGAAGGATCAAAGTGGGGATCATTTGACTATGCCTCACAAGAACCAAGATGGCTTGTTCATTATTGTGCGACACTTACAGGTATGGACAGACACCCACAGATAGATGACGTTGTATCTTTGTATCATAAAGGAGAAGCTGACTTCCATCAGATTGTTGCAGATATAGCAGGTATACCTAGAAAACAAGCAAAGACTGTGAATCTTGGATTGATGTATGGAATGGGTAAAGGCAAGTTAGCAAACATTCTTGATCTATCTGTAGATGAAGCAACTACTCTTCTTGATAAGTACAATGATAAAGTTCCTTTCTTAAGATCAATATCAGAGAAGACATCTAAGAAAGCATCACAAAGTGGAATCATTAGAACTTGGTTGGGCCGTAAGTGTAGATTCAATATGTACGAGCCTCACTCATATCAATACAACAAAGCACTTCCTATGAAAGAAGCTATTGATGAGTATGGCGGCAAGGGTAGAATCAGAAGAGCATTTACATACAAGGCGTTGAATAGATTGATCCAAGGTTCGAGTGCCGATCAAACTAAGAAAGCAATGGTAGATTGTTATGATGCTGGTCTTACTCCCATGCTTACAGTTCATGATGAACTATGCTTTAACATTCAAAACGACAAACAAATTAAAGAAATTAAAGAAATTATGTGTAATTGTGTACCCGAACTTAAAATACCCTTTGATGTAGACGCTGAAATGGGGTCAAATTGGGGAGAAGTTGGATAGTGGAGAATACAAAAACACACAAAAACTAAGGTATTTCTAGGGTATAATCACACATAAGACATTTGTTTTGGCTCTGTACGGGCATCCTAGAGCCTAGTTTTTCTTCACGGGTTTGCAATATGCCGTGATTTTCCCACTTTTACCATCTTTTAGTGGAACGTCTGGTTGATTGTTCAATCGCCTTGCAAAATACAAACAGCTGTTAATATTTTCAAATTTTTGTGTCTGATCTATAACTCTTTCGTTGAGCATAAAGACCAGAAGAAACTCGATCATTCATTCTTAGCCTTCCAAAAGTATTCATCTGTGTCTCCGAGTCTAGTCATGTTACCATTCTCGACTTGATATTCTATTGTACTAACTTTGAAGTCTGGTTTCAATGGTTCTGTGGGTGTTAAAGAGTTATCGTAAATTCGTGTTCTGTTGTTAGGGTATAAACAAAACTGTCCGTTTTCTAATTTTATTAAATTATGTGATTTATGTTCTGCCGGTGTTTCACTGGTAGAGTAATCTATTGTGTCTGGGTCTTGGTGATAATTATCAAGAGTGCATATGTATGAACCCTTCATTGTTCCGTGATCCCTTGTTAACACCTCATAGTCCATTGAACCAATGAATTGTTTGCAAGTAGCAACCACACCATAGTCCATGCAATTCCAGAATTGAAGATTATTAAGAGGTAAGTCCGGATCAGGTGTTTTGGCTTGAGAAAGGAACGCACTAATAGGCAACTTATCAAACAAGGCACCGTAATCAGGTAAATAAGTTTCAAAATAAAATGCTCGTCCAGGTATAGATTTACATGATACCCAGACTCCACGAACAAAATCCCCGTGTCCATCTTTTAAGTCCCTCAAGTATTCCCGTCTGACCCACACATCTTCTGAAGGTAAATTAGCAATTAACGCAGGCATCTATGTGTAAATCAAACCTCTTCTATAGCCATTGACTCTATCATATGTAAGGGATTCTTTTCTGTTTGCGTCTCCAACATAAGATACATGAACCCAACCAGAGCTTGGACCTTTAGCTCTTTCATAACATTCTAATATTAACTGATCGTAATCTAATGAGTTTGCAATGTATTGTGCTAATTCTGCATTAGCAACACCTGGTATTTCTATATCCACCGCTTGACCTTTGCAATGTTGGCTACTGCTTTTTGATCCTATGGCTCGACATAAGGCGGCGCTGCGATACCCAGAGTTAACCATGATTGGTTTACCAAAGTGTTCACGAATGGGCTCAAGAACTTTTTCACATAATGCCATCATAGCAACTACATGTTTATCTTCTGGCATATTTTCTATGCCTTTTCTTTCTGCCGTTTGTGATTTAACAAACTCTGTCATTGTAAAATGTGGGGATAATCTACTCATCCAGTTCTCCTAGCTATATCTAAATTTTTTAGAATGTCATCTGGACTACTACCTAGAAAAGAAGGGTTGGTTCTTGTTGTTGGACTCGCTGCTACGTTAGTCATCTGTTGAAAACTTGGTGCTGATGATACGTTAGTATTTGGTGCGGGTGGATTATTATTCACAGGTGGTTCTGGAAGATTAGTTGGAACATTCCTTTGATTTCCTAATCCGAATAAATTTGGTACACTTAACTCATCCGAGTCTGGTTCTTTTCTTAATGACATTCCTCTTCTTAATGATCTCAAAGAATTTATATCTCCCGTAGGAACATATATATTTTTCTTTCTTGCATCTTTTATTTTTTCTTTGCTTGGTTTAAAAGGAACATATCTATCATTCAATAAAGAACTTGTTTCTTCTTCGCCTAGCTGTGCATCTTTCATTATTTTTCTTATTTGTGGTCTTGATAAACCAAGTGTTTTTAAATCGTCTATAGTTGACGCATATTTTCTAAAAACTTTTAATCTAGCATCATCTGCTCTTCTGAAAGCTGTAATAATTTGTTCTGGAGACGCTTCTTTAAATCTTAAAACTTCGTTGAATAATGCTGCTGTTCCAGATCTATCTTGTTTAAACTCTTGTGCTCGGAACTCTCCTAATCTATTTAAGTCCAAAGTTTGTGTGTTTAAACCAGTAAAGGCTCTAAATAATTCTGCTCCTTGTTGATAAGTTTTACCAGTTGTCGGCTCCATCTCACCCTCTGGAGAGAACACACCTCTTAAAAATCTAGATTTTTCTATGGATTTCACACCTTGTGGGAAATTACCACCCGCAATACCAAACTCTGCTCCTACTGGTATTCTGACGGGAACCATGCCTGGGATCAAAGTATTAAACATATGCAACATTGATTTTTCAAAAGCAACCCCAGAGCTATCTTGTTCTCTGTATACCTTCGCACCAGATCTTGTTCTACCACCACGACCACCACCAGCTACGGGTGCTACATCTTGTAGAGCAGAAAAAACCATAGAATAATCTATAAACGGAGTAAAATATTCAGACAGTGTATCAAACCCTATCTTTCTAATTCGTTCTCCCATAGACACACTTTGTCTGTCTGTTTCTTTATATGTATTTAACGCAGTTCTAAAACCTCTTGATAATAAATCATATGGATTTGTATGACTAAAATCGATAAATTCAAAATTACCATTGTCGTCTTTACCAACTGGTATTAATTGTGAGTTTCTTTGCCAAGAAGCAGCTAATCTGTTTGCAGCTTCCAACTCTTCATCACTAGTGTCTGTTAAGTTTTGTGCAAACTTCTGTAACCCAGATCCAACAAGACCAAAAGCAGTTACACCACCCATTAATCTTTTCATTCCTATTTCTCTAATGGCTTGAACGGGACTATCTAATTCTTTAGCTGCAACATCAAGAGTATTAAAACCAGTTCTTAAAATCTCTGCTGGAAAAGCAATAAAGTTACCAAGAGGCACTCCTCGTAGTCCTTTGATAAACTCTGGGACAAGTTCATAGTTTGGAACTGTATTACGAACCGTATCTGCTGCGGATCTTTTTAGTGCTTCATCTAATCCTTCACCCTTTTGTTTACCTATATGCCTAGAAAACGCGGTAAGTTGTTGTCTTCTAACAGTGGGATTATCAGCAAAGTCAGTTCCTATTTTTGCTATTGAGTTTCTTAGTTTTTGTAATTCAAAAGCGTAGTTGTATATTTTCCAAACATCATCACCCCCCTTATATAGACCTTCTGCCGTATCTAAAAATCGTCTTGTCATATTCATACTGCCTTTCAAAGCAGTTTTTGACATACCTTTTAAACCTTTACCATCTGGAGGTGTTTCAATTATAGAGTGCTGTCTAGCTATTGAATCTTCGACTGCTTGTGGTCGAGCACCCAAGGCAACTTCAAAATCAGAAACACCTATATCATCTGGTCTTCCCGTTCTTTGTGCAGGAAGACCCGTGATCCCCGTACCTCTATATCCTAGTCCTTGACGTAAGTTGGCTTGTATCTCTCGTAGTTGAGCCGAACTACCAATAACACCTCTGTTTTGTAGGTCTACAAGAAAATCTAAAACTTCATCATTCAAAGAAAAATCAAATCTATCATTAGTAAACTTTTCAACCTTACCAGTGCCCTTTAGTTTTAGTTCTTTATCAATTAAATCTCTTAAAACTAAGTCTACGGATTCAAAAAGACTAGCGTTCTTACCCACATTACCTTGTGCCAGTGCAAACAAAGAAGCAGATGTTACGTTTCTAACTTGTGTAATTGGAGATAAAATGGTTTTAGCATATTGAGATAAGCCTTTTAATTTAACCATAGGGTAATACAAGCCTCTGAATATATCACCCATAACACTTGTTCTCTCGTTAATAACATTACTCATGGCTTCATACATAGGCTTTGGTATGGCATAGCCATACATTTCACCAAACACGCTTCGTGCTGCAAGACCTTCTGGATCAAATCCAGATACAGAATCTCTGCCAAGAACAATATACTCTAAACCTTTTCCACCTCGTCTTTGAACACTGTCCATAACATCTTTAATTATTTCTTCTCTTTGTTGCAAAGGCAACTCTCGAAGAGAAGAAATTCTACTTCCCACAGGTAACGCTTCGTTGATTTGTGCAACTCGTTCTCTAACCAAATCATTTGTATTTATAAACAAAGGTTTGTCCACTCTGGGATCTGTGTTTTTAATTATATTATCTGCGGTTCTTTTAAAAGAAGAGTAAAACGCATCTGATGCTATGAAATTAGATAATTCTCCTACAGTGTGCATGTATGCTTCTTTTGGATTTCTAACCTCACCAAGTATAGATCTTATAACTTCGTTATCCACTTTAGATTTATTTAAAACTGCTGGGTTTAATCTGACAACGGGTACAGTTCTAGCAGAATAAGCAGTTCCGCCACTACTGTGTTTCACACTTTTGTAATATTTTGTAACATTATCTATGTATCGTTCCGCTTGAAGTCTTGTTAATGCAAACTGACCAACACCTTCGGGACCTTCTCGTTGTAATGTTCTATAAGTATTTACAAAGTCATCAGAAATTCTAAAAGTTTCTGGTTCATCTTTTAAAAATTTTTGAACATGTTTTATATCTAGACCCTTGCCCTCTACGATTTGATCCACAAGAGCTTCTCTCATATCGGGTGCTAGTTTAAAATTATCATCATTGAATATTTGATACTGTCTAGCAAGATAACCACCATTTGCTATGTTATCTCTTACTTGTTTTTTAAAAGCATTTCTAGACATCAACCCACTAGTCGCTACCTCTGGTAAACTTTTGGCTGCACCCGTGTCTATAACTCTTTCTGATAGATCATCAATAATATTTTTTGCTTTTAAGAAACGATCAAATAAAAGTTTAGGTATTTCTAAATCTTTTTCTGTTGCTCCTTCAAGAACATCCATAAAATTATTTATTAGTTTTTGTTTTGTAAAGTCTGGTAGTCTTCTATACGCTTCAAATTCTTTGTTTCCAGGTCTTAATACTTCTGAAATACTTTTATCAACTTCTTTTAATGCCTTTTCTGCTTTTTTAATATCACCTTCTATTGCTGGGTTAACTAAAGATTTTACTCTTGCGACATCACCTGGCAAAAAAGATCTGTATCTAAAAGCAGATAAAGTTTTTGCAACTGCTCTATCTAAAGTATTAATAACACCTGGATCAGAAGACTCACCTTTTAAAAATCTTTCTTCTTGTTTTGCAATCGCTTCGGATGCTTTTTTAGAAGCTGCACCTAGTACTCTTGACCCTACTCCAACACCAGCACCGATACCTGCTCCATATGCCGCACCCTTTGCTATTTTCCCAAAGTCTAAATCTTCAATATCTTTACCTTGAGCCAACTCATCAACTGTGGCTGCACCTGCACCAATAACCGAACCTGGAGCGGCAAGACCAACTTCTCTTGATGTGGCTGCACCTATTTTTGCAGAAGTGCTAAGACCTGCACCAATCACTGGAGGTAAAATACCAGCAAGAATAGAACCAGAAATACCATGAGCCATAACTTTATTATACACTCTAGCCATAGCTTTTTCTCTGCCCTCTAATCCTAAAAGATCTCGTGTTTCAAGAAATGGACCATAACCACCTTCAAAAAAATCTCCTATAGACTGAGTGCCATCAGTTGCAACGATTGCATCTGCTACTCCTGCCGCCACAAATTGTTGTGTAGCTAACCCTGCTTTTTGACTAGTTGTTAAAGTCTTCATGTCTAAAGGTTGCTTTGTAATCTTCATAGTTTTCAAAGACCCTGGATCGGCTCTCATTTTATCTGTGCCTCGTGCCAACTTACCAAGTTTACTAAACTTTGACACGGCAGCCGCGGCTCCAACACCCGGCACACCAAACTGAATAAGTCCTTCTGTTATCTTACCCGCTGCTCCCGCTGGGTCGATACCAAGATCATTTCTCATTTTATTAAAACCTTTGACCACGGAATCTGTATAACTAGTTCCAGCAGCAAGATCTATAAGACTTGTAGCAGTTTCTGCTATGCCTTGTGGTATAGCAAGTAAACCAGAAGCTGCACCCTCTGCTATTTCTTGCAAAGTTCCTTCGTCTTGTGGATTTAAATAGTCACTAGTTCCTTCATCTGCGGCAGCTTGATCCCCTGGAGAACCAAAACGAGATTTTACAAGAGCCTCTGCTTCTATTTGCGTAAGGTCTTCTTTGATAAAATAAGTCTTACCATCTACTGTATAACTAGGCATTTTAATTACTGCTTATTTCTAAAACATCTGCATAGTCAGCGGCATTTGTGCCACCACCACTTTTCTTACCTTGTAAATATTTCTTAACATCTCCAGACAAAGAACTTTCTGGTATAGTCATGCCTGGGAAATTGCCTTTTTGACTTCTTACAAATTCAACAATTCTATTGAATCTATCAATACCGTCTGACAAGCTACCCAAATCTTCCATTAATTGCTCACCCGCTATGCCATAAGATTCTTTGATGTCATCACTAGCTCCAGTAAAACCTGGAGGTGTTGGAACTATACTTACCTGTCCAGTGTTAGCAATGTTTTTTCTTTTTACATTAAATTCACTTCCAGAATTTAAACTACCTTTGCCGCCTTTTTTCAATTCTTTTAGGTAATCTTCAATAGATTTTTCGCCTTTTGGAGTTAAATCGTATTGATTTAAGTAGCCTTCTTCTCCATAAGGTATCTCTTTTGTAAGACCTTCTTTTAATTTCATGTCGCCTTTTGCTTTAAGTAAAGAAATAATCTCTGGCTGTGATCTCAATATGGCGGCTCTAAATGTTTTTTCTACATTGTCTTTTGTAACTTGTAGTTGCTTTTCTTTAAATCCCATATCAGCAGCAGCACTTAATAGATCTGCATTGAATTTTAATCCAGTAATTTGTTGGTTAAATGTATCTAATGCTTTCTGTCTTTGATCTCCTACAAGTTGTCTTTGAATATTGACAACACCTTCCATTTGTTGCAGTTCTAATGTTCTTTTTGCAATCGATTCAGACTTTGCATCTTTTAGAAGATTATACATAGTGTTTCGTGCTTCTCGTCTATCTTCTCGTAGGTTTTTGTTTAGACGATTTACATCTTCTCCATACCCTTGAAGACCAACACCAAAACCTTTTGCTATGTTTGTTATAGCATTATCACTTTCACCCGCCGCTATGGCTAAACCAGCTTTCATCATGTTTAAAAATATAGATGCTTTTCTATCTTCTTCAAACTCGCCTTCTAACTCTTTTGGATCAAACCCTAATAATTGTATGGCATCGTCTTGTACATCTGCAAGTGTAGGCTCTTCTCCTTTTTCTTGCATTTTTGCCACTAGTGCGTTTGTGTTTTCAACAACTGTCTTACCACCTAATTTAATGTCCTCGGCACTTCCAAGACCTGAAGATAAGTTTGCGATTGCAGTTGTCATTCTATTAGACAACCCTTTTTGCTTTGACTCAAACCCACTTAATAAACTTGCATCAGAGCTAGAGGAAGCTGAAGATGAACTAGCTTTACCAGAACCTTCATTTGACAATGACACATTTGGGAAATCATCACTTGCATAATAGTCTTCTTCTGCTTTTTCAACAGTTTTTTGTAACTGTGACTTGGCTCCAGTCACGGGATCAAGATCATCTGCTGTTGTTGCACCTTCTGCAATTTTATTTCTTAAAGCAACTTCTTTTAATTTTTCTAAATTAGATTTTTCTTTCTGTTGCTGTATGTTTTCTTGAGTTCCAGTTCCTTCTATATCTCCAGTGTTTAATTTTTGATTTGGGTCTATTTTATTTGGTATGGTGGTAGGACTAGTTAACAATTCACCTAAAGGTATTTCTTTATTTTGATACATAGGTATTTGAATTTTATTACTCTGACTAGATAGCAATGGATTAGCATTAGCTGTTCCAACTTTAATTAATTCTGGACTAGAAGCCATAATACCACCAGGCACATTCCTACGAATATTAGGATTAAACATTGGTCTATCAAATACATTTCTTATCATTATCCTCTTTGACCTCCGAAGAAATTACCAAAACCACCCGCTTGTCCAACTGCTCCAAGACCCGCGATCCCTAGTCCAAGCATCTGTGATCCTCTACTTGGTGGTGGTGTAGACATTCTAGAAGTTGTCTGTTGCAACGCTGGGACACCTCTGAATATATCAGACATAAAACCAATTCTTTGATAAGGCAATGCTTGTTGTGCAAGAGAATTAGCTCTTGCAATATCAAGTGATTTTTGATCTTGACCTTGTTGTAGACCACCAATACCTAACAATGTGTTTACATCTTGGACACCCATCTGTTGTCCTAACTGTCCAAGAGCCGCGGTTTGTGTTCCCATCTGCCCGATTTGTGATCCAAGTGCACCCGTTGTTTGACCAAGTTGACCAGTTAACTGAGCAAGATTACCAAGACCTTGTGCTGCTTGACCAAAGCCTGCTGCACCTTGAAAGCCAAGTGCACCTGCTTGTCCCGCTTGTTGACCAAACTGACCTGCTTGTGCAAGTTGTTGTTGTGCTTGTCTTGACGCTGCTTGTTGTGCAAGATTCTGTGCTTGTTGAAAACCTTGTGATCTCAACTGTGATCCAGTTCTAGCTTGTTGATCTAACACATTTTGATTTATTTCTGCTTGTTGTATGGCTCCTCTTGATCCACCAAAAGCTCCCGAGCCAACTGCTTGTGCAGTCGCTTTGTTTTTTGCAATATCGCCTTGCTCTGCAATATCTTGATATTGTTGTTGGATTACAGATTCCATATAAGGATCCATAAACTGTTGATAAGATGTAGGATCAAAATCGTAACTAGCACCAGCTGTCATGGCTTGTGCTTGTCCAACTCCTTGTTGACCGAGCCGTTGAGCATCTAACATAGCTTGTTGTTGCTGACGATAACCTTGTTGTGCTTCTGGTAATTGACCCAATGCAGAACCAAGTGTGCTAAGTCCAGTTCCAACAGCGCCAATACCTTGACCGATAGCTTCTGAACCTCTTTGTAAATAAGGAGAGAAAGACCCAACTCCTTGAGTGGCTTGTGTTATTGCATCTCTTTGTCCTTGTGATAATCCTGCTAACTGTTGAGCAGAATATGGCATAGAGCCTTCACCAGGTTTGGTAATACTTTTAGCACTCTCAAATATATCTGCTAAGAAATCTTCTTGAAACGGAGCAAGTCTAATCGTTTGTTCGGAAGTTTGTGTAGCCATTATGCAACCCTCTCTAGTTCAGACATCATCTCATACATTCTTGCAGCTCCGACATCTCTATCTCCACCACCTGCTCCTCTAACTGCTTGAGCAGTTAATACAAACTCTCCATCAGAAAGTCTAGCAGGCACAGAATCACTTGTTCCCGTTCCAGGTCCATTGACCTCGCCACCCGCGGCGGCAGTCATAATACCTTGTTCTTTAGCTAAATCGTCAAAATATCTTTTTTTATCTTCTTCATCATCTAAATTGTAGCTTTTATCTCCAATAAAGCCAAGACCTAATCTTGATTTACCAACTGGCTGTGGTCTTGATGTAAATGTTTCTTGTTCTGGTTCTCCACTAAGTGCCGCTAAACTGCCAATACCACCAATGGTTGCCATGCCAGTAGGAGTTTTAGCAAAATCTACTGCTTTTTGAAAGAAGGTTGGATCTGGAGTAGAAACATATGCGGGAATAGAAGAAGACGCTAAACCTGGAGCAGCGCTATCTATTCCACTGGCAACTACAGAATCTGTTACGGCAGATGTACCAGCAGCCGTGGCACTCGGTGCGGCAGCCGTAAATAATTTACCACCACTTGCAGCGTATCCACCAATACCACCCATAAGTGCAGCTTTCAATGCGTCATCCGTATCAGCACCTGCAGCTAGTGATCCTATACCAGCACCCAAAGCAGAACCGATTGCAGCAGAACCTAACGGACCACCTATGGCAAAGCCAATACTACCACCAATAATTGGTGCAGCTTTTTTTAAAATTTTTGTAAAACTTTTAAATATTCCCATAATTTAACACTCTACCAATTATTCGGCTTTTGTTCAATACTATATCTGTGCTAACGCACTTGTTGTCACTCTTGTCTTCGATACGTCTTGTATACTTGCTACAACATGCAATCTATTTGCCGTAGCTGCTTGTACTTTTAATATCTCACCACTTT